AGACATGACAAAAACTGTTGATGAAATTATGAAGTGTGTTTTGGTTTGTGCAAATTGTCACTTTAAAATACATGCTGGAAAAATAAATTCCGAAACCTTAAATTTGATCCAGGTCGATAGAGAAAAAATGATAAATTCTTGGGATGGAAAAGGATGTTCCGTGGAAAAATCAAGAATTGGTAATAACCAATATAGTAAAAAGTATGGAGAAAATTGATGCCTGATTTATTCAAAGAAATTATACCATCTATCCTTCAAACCAAGAAGAATGTGTTTGAAAACGAAGAAGATTATAAAGATTATGTTCCTTTTGTTGTGAACCGATCCTTATCTTTCCATCAAGATTGCATATTGTATGTGAATGAATTGAACATGCACAGTCAATTAGATAAAGACCTTCAGTATTCCTTTTATCTAAATACAATCAGACCTATGAAGCGTAAGTTTCAACCATGGCAAAAAGCTGAGGTCTTAAAGGATATAGAATGTGTCAAGCAGTATTTTGGTTACTCCAACGAAAAGGCCAAAGAAGCATTGCGTATTCTTGATGATGAACAAATCGCTGAAATAAAAGCAAAAACAAATAAAGGCGGAGTGAATAATGATAGGAATACAAGACCTAGTTGAGGTTACATTAACAGAAGCAGATGATTTTTTAAAGGTCCGTGAAACTCTAACAAGAATCGGCGTAGCATCTAAGAAAGATAAAACACTTTTTCAATCTTGCCATATTTTACATAAGCAAGGTAAGTATTACATCGTTCATTTTAAAGAATTATTTGCATTGGATGGTAAACCAACCGATTTAACCGAGAATGATTTGTCTCGTAGAAATGCTATTGTTAAGTTGTTACAAGATTGGGGTTTGGTAAAGGTTATCAATGAATCTCAGATTCAAGTTCCTGAACCAATCTTCATTAGCCAAGTCAAGATTATCTCTCACAAAGAGAAACACGAATGGCAATTAGTACCGAAATACAATATAGGATCAAAAAAGAAAGTATAAATATAAGACAGGCCCACCTTAGGGCTGTTTGACGTTCACGGTAAAAGGCGTCCGAGAGATTTCACTACCACTCGTTAGTTGGTCCAGTATAAAGTAAGCTGGAATTAGATACGCCTTCGGGGTATCGCTTTTTATTAACTCGCTTTTTAGGAGAAAAATATGACATATCTAAAAGATGTCTTCGGTAAAGACCTGTTCGGTCAATTCATTGGCTTTGAAGAAACTGTGGACGCTCTACGCAGAGCAACAGAACATACAGCCAAATCAATGGGTTATCCCCCATACAATATCAAACAAGTAAAAGAAAACAAGTACGTCATTGAGATGGCAGTTGCTGGTTTTGCTAAGTCTGATATTGAAATCACAATGGACGGCAACAAACTTATCGTCAAGGGTCTTGCAAAAGATGACGCTGATGATGAACACTTCCTATACAAAGGAATTGCAAACCGTGCTTTTGAACGTGTCTTCACAATCAATGATAAAATTGAAATCAAAGATGCGGAACTAGCCAACGGTATGCTAAAAGTTTGGTTGGAAAACATCGTCAAAACACAGGATGCTATCAAGAAAATTGGTATCAAATCCAAAGATGAATAATTGGTGGCCTGTTACCGATGAGGAATGGGAACGACTGAATTATCCAGAAAAGTTCCGCTAAGTGAACAAGGGGGCTTGACAAGTCCCCTTTTTTGTGATACACTTCTCAACATCATGAAAAAAGTTGAAAACAAACCAATCAAAATGCGTAGCCGATTGAACCCTACGGAGTTCTATTGGACTTATTCGTCTTGGGATCCTAACTTTGTGGATGGTGTGGAATTTCTACCCGTTACAAGATTTGATCCAACGGATAACCGCACAAAACAATTATATTATGTTCGTAAAGATTCCTTAGAGAAAGTGAAAAATGTCTAAATTATATTTGGTTGAAACCATTTCAATGTTTCGTATGCGTTATGTTGTTGAATGTGATGAAGAAGGCCATGCATTGGATGAAGTAACCATGCATAACACTGGTGGTGAAGAACTCAAAGAGTTTTCTCAACAACACCTGGATGAAGTTATTAGTTCAAGCCGTGAAATTTCAAGAATTGAATACCTTGATTTGTTTGATAAAGACAATGAGTATTTGAAGGATTGGAACGAAAGTCAAAAATTACAGTATGTAAATACTGTTGATTACACTAAATAAAAACTCTGGCGTTCGTATAATGGAGAATACACTGGTCTTCTACACCAAGAATATGGGTTCGATTCCTGTACGCCGGACCAAATTAAAGGAAACATTATGTCAGTTACATTGAAAAACTTGGAAAGTGCATTGGCTGGTGAGTCAATGGCACATATTAAGTATCGTTATTTTGCTAAATTGGCACGTGCAGAAGGTTTTGAAGATGTTGCAAAGCATTTTGAAGAAACTGCCGACCAAGAAATCAAACATGCATGGGGTCATTTGGAATTGTTAGTTGGTAAGCCAACCACTAAGGAATGTTTGCAACTTGCTATTGATGGTGAAACATATGAGTTTACTACAATGTATCCTCAGTTTGAAGCCATTGCAGTTGCAGAAGGTAAGACCGAAGCACAGAAAGAAATCCAAGAGCAGATTGCTGAATCTAAAGAACATGCCGCACAATTTGCCGCTGTCTTGGCTAAAGCAGAAAAACGTTTCGCCGCATTGACCAAAGTTGAAAAACGCCATGCAGAAGCATATCAAAAAGTATTGGGAGAACTATAATGAGTGAACGTGTTTATGTTTGTATCGTTTGTGGACACACCTTGTCCGAAGCAGATTATCTAAGTTTGCCTGATTCTGTTACTTGCCCCGAATGTGGTGTAAGTAAAGAAGATTATGTTTTGATGGAATAAGATTAAGCGACTATAGCATAGAGGTAGTGCCAAGAACTCATAATTCTTACGGGGTAGGTTCGAATCCTACTGGTCGCACCATATATTATGAAGCAGAAGTTTATTGATTATTTCATGGATATTGCTGAACGGACTGCACAATTAAGTTCGGCAAAACGTCTTCAGGTTGGTTCTATCATTGTCAAAGATGATAGAATCATTTCCATTGGTTATAATGGTATGCCACCTGGTTGGACTAATGAATGTGAAAACACAATATTTGTATTGAATGAGGAAGTAATAGGTACCGATATGGTATCTTTAGGTTATACACAATCTGAAAATGGTAACTGGTTTAAAACCAAAACTAAAACCGAAGTAATCCATGCAGAGGCGAATGCCATTGCTAAACTTGCTAAATCCAGTGAATCTGGAGATGGTTCCGTTATGTTCCTGACACATGCACCATGTATTGACTGTGCAAAACAAGTATTTACAGCAGGAATTCGTAAGGTTTTATATAAAAACGATTATCGAAGTGATGATGGTGTTGTATTTTTACAACAGTGTGGAATAGAGGTTGACAAGTACTCTAAATAGGTGTATAATGGCTTCTTTTGAAGGAGCATCTATGTCTATTAAGATTGTTGGAAGTCCCGATAAAAACTTTACTCCTTATGTACATAGGGCTGCAAAGTTTTATGCTGATAGTTTATTAACTAAGCAGATGCAAGACTATACTTCAATCGTAATCAAATTCAAAAAAGATATGCAAGTATTTGGTTATGCATATGTTGAAGGTTATAATTCTAGGAATATGCCTAGAGAGTTTCTAATAGAAGTTAATCCAGATATTGGAGTACCAAATATATTAGAAACAATTGCACATGAAATGGTGCATATCAAACAATTTGCTTATGGTCATACAAATGAAACATTAAGTAAATGGCATGATTTAAAGATTGATTCCGATAATATGGATTATTGGGACCATCCTTGGGAAATAGAAGCACACGGTATGGAAAGTGGTTTATTAACTAAGTTTGTTCACAAAGAAAGATTATGGGAAGTATTTTCTGGCTTTAGAAATCCAGAAGAACCATTAAAAAAGAGAAAAATAAATTGGAAAAAACCAATTTCTAAAGATTAAGTTGCATATATAATAGTATATTAAGGAGTTTATTTTGTTTTTCACGTCCAAATCATTGTTAACATGTGAGTATCGCACACCTTTTATTGGTAGCGATAATCAACCATGGGCGCATGTAAACGGGGTTAGTGGAACATAACAGAATAAAATCTAATTAAATTTCACTAAACCTCACAACGAAAGTTCTGAGGTTTTTTTATTTGGTGTTGCGTAAAAACAACACACGGTTGACAAAGACCATCGTGTCTGTTAGAATTCAACCTTGTTCTTTAAAAATTAAGTGTATTCTTTTTTGGCCATTCCGCAAGGAGTGGCCATACTCAAACGCATTAGATATTTTTTAGTGTATTTGAGTATGTTGGGGTGTCGCCTAGAGGCCTAAGGCACTGGTCTTTGAAATCAGTATCATGAGTTCGAATCTCATCTCCCCTGCCAAAAAACAATGGAAGATAATGCAGCTGGGATGGTCCGGCGACTGGCCTTGAAAACCAGGTTCTCAGAAATGGGATGGGGTTCGACTCCTCTGTCTTCCGCCAATTTATAAGGAGGCATTATGCCAAGTGTATTTCTAGTAAGTGACACACACTTTGGTCATACAGGTGTGTGCCGATTCATGCAAAAAGATGGTGTTACAAAACTTAGGCCATGGACTGATCCACAAGAAATGGATGAAGAAATGGTTAAGCGTTGGAACGAACGAGTAAAACCTAAAGACAAAGTTTACCATCTTGGTGACGTTGTTATTAACCGTAAAGCACTAAGCATTATGCATAGACTTAACGGCGACAAGGTTCTTATCCGTGGCAACCATGATATCTTTAAGGATGAAGATTATAGACAGCATTTCCGTGAACTACGTGCATATCATGTAATGAACGGAATGATTCTTTCTCATATTCCAATTCATGAAGCAAGTCTTGGTCGTTTCGGTGTTAACATTCATGGTCACACACATTCAAACCGTGTGATGCAAAAAGTTCAATGGGGTAATACCGAGAACTTTGATGAAGTGATAGACACTCGTTACCATTGTGTTTGTGTTGAACAGACCGATTTTGCACCAATTCTATTTGAAGATGTTATGAAACGAATCAAAGAAGAAGGTGGTGAGGTTGGTTTCCGTAATGGAAACGGACCTACAATGTAATTCTTATAAATAACAGTTGATTCAACTGCTAAAGGAATAACATGAATGTAAATGAAAAAGGTGTCAAAGGACTACTTAAAGTAATGGATGACTTACAGGATAAAGGTTATTACACCTTTCCTGCTTTTGATGACCATTCTCCTGTAGATTTAATTGCTTTATCTAAAGAAGGTAAAACATACAGATTACAGGTAAAGTATAGAACTAAAGACCCTAGAAAGAAATCAGAAAAATATGATGTTTATGCATCCAGTGTTGTTGCTGGGAAAAGAATTCCTATCGATAGAACACTGATTGATGGATGGGCAGTTTATCTTTCAGAAAGTGAAAAAGTTGTTTACATTAATGTGAAGTTATTTGAAGGTAAAAATAGTTTAACTATTGATCCTAACAAAGATTACGGAGAGTTGGGTGAGTGGTTATACCAATGACCTGCTAAGTCATCGTTCAGAAATGGGCGCAACGGTTCGAATCCGTTACTCTCCGCCAAGTTGTGTTGCAACTGATTTGAGGAACTCCCGTCCACCTCAATGAGAATGACAAAAAAACGGGGCCAAATTTATGTACGTGTGACCCGAACGGTTAGGGCC